ATAAGCCGCTATCGCCGACATGGCCGTTTGCGCCACTGCTTGTGCCACCTGCATGCTCGCTTGCTTGCGCGCATACTTCGTCTTAATCTTCGCTACTTCCTTCTCTTTTTTCTCCTCCAGTTTTTTTGCTTTAGCAGTGTTGTTGCCAGCGGCACTTATTAGCTTCTCATATTTCTTCTCCGTCACCGTCACCTCATAGTCAGATTGTGCTGCATAGTAAGAAGAAAGGTTTGACATGAGAGGAGATATAGCATCCATTGCTGCTTGCATCTTGGCGACAAGACCCTCGCACATGGCCGCCGTAGCCTCTCCCATGGCCGCCATCGCCTCTTCGTGTGAGATGACGCCCTCTTTCTCCATCGACTTGATGTTTATCAGCGTTGATCGGTAAATATCGAGGTCACCAGTTAGGTATGCGCCCACGTTAACGCCCTTTTCGTGCTTATCACCCACCGATGCTTGCGCCTGAGTAGATGCCGTGTTATATGCGTTATGAGCGTTACGTTTGAACACTTCGCCCTTGCTGTTATACATCTCATCATTCGCTTTCATCTCAGCGTAATGTTGTCTTATAGTACGCAGCATCTCTTGATACTCCTTCTCAGAGATAAGACCCTTCTTATGCAGCGCCTCCAGCCCCAAAAGAGCAATGCGCTCTTGCTCAGCATTATCAGCCCTCGCCCATTGCTCACGGTATCGCGACAGTAAATCTTGATATCTCTGTTCGCTCTCCAGTTCATGTTCATGCTGCCGTTGTTTAATTTCTTCATCTATGTCGAGCCACTCTTGCGAGCCCTTCGTGTATAGCGACTGCTTCTTTTTCAGGTAGTCGATATCGTTGTCATACATGCGCTCATATAGCTCTATCTCGTTATGATAAAGCCCATCATTAAGCCCTTCCTTTTCGTAGGCTATTTGTAAGTCAACGGCACGGCTGGCATACTTCATCTCCAGCTCACGCTCGTTGATGCGCTGCATGTCATCCACATATTGTTTTTCGAGCTCCGTCTTTTTACGGATGAGCTCCGCTGCTTCGTTCGACTCCTCGCCATACATAGCTATCTGAGCATCGAGCCCCTTCTGGCGTGCATCATATTGCATCTTCAGATAATCACGATAGGCGAGGTCTTCATCCTTATATCTACGGTATATCTCAACCAGTTCAGCGCTGGTGATAGCCTTCTGCGCCTTCACTGCCTCGCGAAGATTTTTCGCCTTTAGCGCCTCTTGGCGCTTTTTCTCAGCCTCCGCCTTACGTGCAGCGATGGCCGCTTTACGTTCAGCTGCTGCCTCTTCTTTACGCTCATCATTTGATTTGTAATCACCATTATTTAATAGCCCTTTATTGCCATTACCTTTTGTCAGTGCTTCGCTGGCCTTGCGCGCTTCATGCAGGCGTTCATTCTCTGCCGCCATCTCAGCCTTATACTTCGCCAGCCACTCATCCTGTTGCTGCTGTATAGCCTGAATGTCGGCATATCTGTTACGAATATAGTTTGTAATATCATTACGACTGTAGCCCTCCTTTTCGATCGTCGTTTTCTGTTTCCATCCGACCGAGAAGCCACGAAGGCCGCTGCCGAACTGACCGCCATCGAAGCCCATCGACAGCGCGTTTTTCACCTTCTCGCCATAGTGAGCAATATTGTTGCCCAGCGCCTGGAACTGTGCGCGCCAGTTCTGCACCATCGAGCCCCACCAGCTGTTCATATATTCCTCGTCGACATCCTGCTTCTTGCGCTCCAGCTCTTCTACTTTCGACAGATACACACGCGCCTTTGCCTGGCTAAGTATACTATCCGTCAAGTTGTCAACCGCTTTGCGCGCCTCCACCGAGTTGATGTTCTCCATCGTGAGGCTTTGCAAGTATTCAGGGTATAAGTTCTGCAGTTTCTTCAGCGCCTCGTGCCGCGCCCCATCAGACGCCGATTTGTCGCGCACCAGGCTCACCAGCGTCGACAGTTCAGATATTTCTGAACGGCAGTTTGCTGCCGCCTCGGCGTTCGCTTTATTCAGCTCGATCTGTTTTCTCGTTGCCTCGTCAACACGCTTAGAGAAGGCGATGATAGCAGTTGTCACCGCTATCATGGCCGTTAGCGCTGCGGCGTAAGGGTTCGCTTTAATTACATTGTTCCATAGTTCTTGTGCCGCTGTGGCCAATGATATCTGTCTTGTGCCCGCCATCACCGCTATATTATACGCCTTCTGTGCCGCTGTGGCCAGTCCTGTATATATAGCCTTCAGCTTCTCGGTTGCGATTTTTTTTAGCGTCAAAAGGTAGTGAGCCTTCTCTGCTATGGTAGCCGCTTTAACTGCCACCGTATAAGCAACGATACCTGTCGTTGCGACCATCAGCGCCTTCCAATATTTAAGTGTGAAGCTGGTGATGGCCGTTACCGTCTTCACCATCAAGCTGCCCGCGCTTATCGTATATTTAACCACAGGAAGCAGTCTCTCACCGAGCTCTATGGCGAGTTCTGAGAAACGTTTTTTCGCTTTGTCGACGTCCGCTTGAATAGTATTGTTTTGAACATCGAATTCTTCGATGACAGATGTTGCCTCGCGGTACGCCTCTGTAGCTAACTGTTGGCGGTCGCGGATATCATCTATCTTGTCGACCATTGTCGAGAGCACCCCCACGGCACGTGTGCCATCGAGGCCCATATCGCTGAACATTTTGCCCAGCTGGTCGAAGCCACCCTTCGACTTTAGGTTCTCCATCAGCACCAGCACCGCTTGGTTGATGTCAGTTTTAACCAGGTTAGAGAACGACTTTAAGTCCATGCCCGCCATCTTAGCGAACGTCTTAGTGTCTACCGACATTTTAGTAAGGAGCTGTGAGAAGGCTGTTGCCGCCATCTCATCCTGCTGCATATTCTCGTCGAGCACGGCAGCAAAGCCCATGATCTGCGCTTGTGTCAGCCCTACTTGCTTGCCTACGCCCGCTACGCGCGCTGTAAATTCGACGAGGTAGCCAGCACTCGCCGACGAGTTCTGCGCCAGTTCGTTGATGGCCGAGCCTGTTGCCAGCATTGCGCCTCGAAGTCCCAGTCGGTCATCTTCTCCGAACGCCATTGCCAGTTTGCCCACCTTATCGATTGCCCCCTTGCCGAGGTCATCGCCCAGTGCTACCCCTATTTTATCGGCAGCATCGATGAATTCCTCTATTTGGTCTTTTGATGTGATACCGAGCCTACCTGCCGACTCCGCGAGCATGTTGAGCTGCTGTCGACTTGTGCGTGTGTCCATCTTCTTGAAGTCCTCATTCATCTCGACAACCTCCTCCATGGTCTGGCCTGTATATTTGCGCACGTTGTTCATCTCTTGGTCCATCTCCGTGAAGGCGTTCACGCACTGTCGTATGGTGTACGACAGACCTGTTATCGATGCCACCACCTGTGTTATGACACCGATATTATTATTCATCGCGTTGGTCACGCGACTAAACAGCGATGTCGACTCTCGCTGTTCATTGTTGACCGCCTCTATTTGAGCTTTTAGCTGTTTAGCCTTGTTGTTGAGAGCGTCAAAAGCCTTGGTGCCCTGCCTGGTATCAAGTAGGCGCTCGTTGACAATCTTCAACGAGTATTGAAGGTCGCGTAATGATGCCCCACTGATATTCTTGAGCGTGGCATCTATCAACTTATTTTCTCGTGCGAGGTCAGCAGCCGAGTGTCGTGCTGCCGCCATCTCCTGGTCATACTTGTTGATAGCGATGTTTGCCACCTTCTGAGCCTCGCTCACCTCTTGTATGCGCGCCTTTATGCGCTGGAGGTTTTCTGAGGCCACGCGGAACGCATCGGTATCAGGTTTGATGTCGGCAATCTCTTTTTGCAGTGTCTCTGCCGCCGCTGTTAGCTCGTTCATCGACGCGCCGTTGATGTTGCCCAGCACCCGTTGTAGGTTGGTGCTGGCGTTGTTAAGCTCCTGCATCTCCCTCTTCGACTGCACTGTCGAATCTTTTAGCTCGTCGATGCGGTCTTTACATCTCTGCAGAACCTGGTTGAGTGCATGATAGTCGTCTTGCTTCGTCACCTGCTTCATGGCGCGTCGCACCTCACGTGCCGCCTTTTCGATGTCGCCCAGCGATGCTGTCGACAAGTTATTAATCGTATCGATTGTTTTGCTCACGCTGGCGCCATACGCCTTCAGGCTTGCCTCTGCAGCCTTTATCTCCTTGTTAAACTTGTTAACATCCTTAGCTGTTGAACCAGGATCGCGCAGTGCATCCGCCTTTTTACGCTTTAGCTCGTCAAGTTGCCGCTTTAGCGCCTCCATCTCGTTCTTCGCCTCTTGCGCGTTAAGGCGTATGATGGTCTCAAAAATATTGCTATTGTTTGCCATAATAAAAAAAGTGCTACCAATGGTTGATGACCAAAGGTAGCACCTATTTATAATGAGTAAAAATACTTTTACGCCTATCTCTTGCGGAAAGACAAAGCTATAATGTAGTGCTCATCATGCTGAGTTTACTTGCCATATCATTGAGGGCAAAGCGCAGCGTTCTTATTTCATCTTCTGTAAATTGTGATGGTTTTCCGTTCACTATATTGCCATTGAGCTTATGGGCGAGCCATGAGCGCGATTTCTTAAAGTAGGTCTTAGCAATGTAAGCCATCGACACCATATTTGTTATTTCGCCCAGGCGCTCGGCCATACGTTGTTCTTGCACCTCGTTGGCAGTGGTTGTTATGAGGCCCTCAAGAGCTTCTGTAAAGGCCTTTTCATTTTCATCTCTTAGTGCGGACATTTCTGCAGCCACAGCAGCACGCTCTTCATTTGTCTTTGCCAAGCGATTGCGCTCAGCAAGCTCTTTAATCTTTGTATCGTAATCTATCATAATATTTATATTTCTTGTTTGACTTTTTAAAGCCCCTCCCCCGAGACCTCATAGGCTATTTGTTTATTATCTCATTGCAAAGATGATAAACTTTTGTTTAATATGCAAGAAAAAAGGTAAATACTTTCAACATTTGTTTAATAAAAAGCCTCGATACCAAAGTACCGAGGCCAGTGTCAAAATAAACAAGTATCTATAACTTGTCAGCCGTCATTCTCAGACGGTTTGCTATATCTACGAGAGCACCTTTCAGACGTTCGCGGTCAACATCGCTAAAATCATCGGGCTTTCCGTTGTTGCGTCCGCTAAACTTGTGATAAAGCCAACTCCGAGATTTACCAAAATAGTTTTGTGCAAGATAGGCCCAGTTTATATCCTCATATACATCACTCAGAACCTGACGCACCGTTGTCTGTTGTTTTGTTATAGCATATTCCATATTTATATTTTTTATGCCCTCCCCCGAAAGGGAGGGCTTTTGATTATTCATTTTCCATCAGTTCGTAAACTAAATCCATAATATAGATTTCAAGTTCTCGTGCACCGTTGGGATAGGCTTTTCTGTAATTTCTGATAGCCTCAATCAGTTCTTGTTCTTTTTCTGAGTATTTCATAACTTATTTATTTTGACACTACAAAGATAATCATCTTTTGCGTATTATGCAAGCTTTTTGTGTTAAAAAATCACCGAATGGGTATTTTTAACACTCGTATAAAAAGCTAAAAACCCCTCCCTACCCATCACGGGCGAGGAAGGGCAAAAAATAACAAATCAAATCAAATAACCCTTTTCAATCATTTACCTCATTATACTTACTCTTTCTCTGGCGCAGTCGCACAGCTACATAAAGAACGAAAATAATAGCAACCAGCCCACCAAGCGCTCCCATAACCTGTTTCAACGGACGTTCCACGGTCCGCTCCCACCACGACAGTTTGCGTTCTACCGCCACAGGCACACGCACCGTGTCTACACGCAACGCGCTCTTATACGCCGTGTCTACACGCACCTTCGTCCTGTCGCGCCAGCGCCACACCTCGCGCGTCTTATACACCGTGTCGCCAGCGTTAAAGATGCTTACCCGCACCGAGTCCTTAACCAGCACCGTGTCGCGCACCATGTTCATTCTATACACTGTGTCTGTCTTCTGTGTGCTACCTCCCACCGTCACACGGCGAGAAGCACAACCCGACAGCAGCACATGCAGCAATGCACACAGAAGCACACCCCACAGCGTGCCTATCACAATTCGCTTATATGTTCTCATACACGGCCCTCCTTCCAGCGTTCACATTCCCACTCGCGTCTCTTGACGAGGCCATCAAGCTTGCGCCCGTTGGCATACACCCACTTGCGCAGCTCGGCACACACCTCCTTGTCCGTTGCACCAGCCTGTATGCGCTTTAGCAGCGTGCTCTGCCTAAGATTGCCCAGCCCCACATTAAAGGCAAAGTCCACCACAGCATCAAACTTGCCCTGTGTGTCAACACTCTTTATCGCGTTACAAAAGGTTTCCACAGGCGATAGGTCCTCGCGCAGCCATGCCTCTGCCTTCGCCTTGTCACATGTCGTGTGAGCAGTCACACCCTTTGTATGACCATAACCACACGTCCACACACCAGCAGGGCATCGGTAAGCCTTGCTACGATAGCCCTCATGGGCCTTAATGTGCGCTATCAGCACATCACTTGCTCTTCTTGTCATCTGTCTTCTCCTCCTTTCCTTTTTCGTTGTTCGCTACATGTTGTTCGTATCGTTTAAGCATTGCATCCACGTTTGCAGGCAACGCCTTACGCCATTCGCAGCGTATAAACAGATACACCACCCACAATATCTTGTTCTTTGGGTATGCCTTTACTAGGTTTTTCATGGCGTTCTGCAAGTAGATAACACAGGCCGCATACGTCAATATCTTCACAGGATACAGGCTCACGCCATCATCGCCACACAGATACATTATGCCGCGTATCAGCTCTAGAACAACCAGCGTTACCATAAATTCACACAACGCTCTCAAAAACTTATCCCACGAGAACCGCTTACAGCGTATCACGCTCACACCATCGGCTCGCATACCAGCCCATACGTTAAACATGCTCGCCAATGTTAATGCGGCCACGAAAGTTCCCGTAGGAGTCACAATAGCCAGTATTGTCGATGTTAGCAGCGTACACACCATCCTCACTTGCTCAGGTATTAGCTCATTCATAATCGTCCCTCCTTTCTCTTTTACATTAATAAAATACAAACAACAAACCCAACCGCGCACCCAGCAGCGCCCCACATCAGGTCCACCTTATCAAAGCCACCGCCATATTCAGCGTCGGCATCTTCTTTGCGCAGCCCTAATGCGAACGTCGCCAATGCGCTAATCAGCGCGGCCACCCACACAGGGAGCGCCGCAAATGCCCTACACAGCGCCAGGGTGCCCACCAGCGTAGCTGCAACGCTCAAAAACAGGTGCACCAGTCTGTCTGCACCCACCTTGGCCACCAGCTTCTGATAGGCGTTGTAGACCTTTTGTATTGTTTTTCTTATATTTTCAGCCATAGTTTTTAATTTTATGTTTTAAAGGGGGGGTGTTTTAAAAAATGCTGTAGAAATGTTAAAATATGATCAATATTTATTCTATATTTTTGCGATATTATTTTTTATGCTTATTTTTGTGGTATAAAAAGCAGCCTTTGATGGGACGTTGCTTTCGGGGACTTTTCCAGTCTCGGTGTAATTTATCAAGGGCGTGCTTTTTATTTCCATTCTATACGCCTTATTGTTATAATTTTGCCATTTGATAATTTTCGTACTATCTTCCTGACATAGAAATACACAGGCCTTCCTTTCGTCTTACATATAGAATATATAGGAATAGCACGATATAGGCCACCAACATTCTTCGCGTGAGAATGTTGTCCGATAGTTAAGGCTTCATCGGGGGAAAATCTAAGCCTTTTAAATATCAGTCTTTGGCGATAGCTATGGTCTTCATTTCTTTTGCCTTCGCCAGGAGAGTTCCAGTGACACATTTTTTTACATATTATGGCTTCATCTCTAAGGTCGTAAAAAACATCACTGAAAGTTTTTGCCTCAAAATCTATGTTATTCGCGAGAAACTGTCTTTCACCATCCAGAGGTCTATATTGTCTGTAGCCTCCCTCAAACCAATGATACGTCGATGCAGTTTTGATGTTTTTGGGCACACAGCGCAAACTAAGCCACACGGCGAGAAATCTTCCATCAATACCTACTTCATATTTGTCTACTCTAATGCCAATCACAAGGTTGCAAAATTCTTTATACAGTGAAACGTCAGCGTAGTTGATAGAGACCTCGCAAATACAAAATTGTCCGTTGGGACTTATCGATTGTTCATCCAATGCTCTCTCACTATAGCTATTCTCGGAATCCCACTCGAATTTTATATAAACCTTTTCAACGTATACAAGGTGATTACGTATGATTTTGCATTGGATGGGTATGGTGGCGATAAATCGATTGCCATCATCAATCGTACCAAAGACATACCAATTAACCATGTGTCCCTGATCACACGCTCGTGGCCTTACCACACGGCCAATAACATATTGCTCCTGTACTTTCTTCTTCACCTTTGTCTGCTTCAGCACTGCCCCATCGATACGCATAGCGGTCTTTGTTCCGTCACCGTTAGGCCGCACCAGCAACAACTGGTCGTCATCCTTTACAGTCTCCGCTACGGGCAGTTCCGTAACATCTAATGTTTTTTCTATCATATTTCTTCGTTTTTAAATAGTTAAACCTTCCTATTTATCTCTCCGCTGCCTATCTGCAAGCCGTTAGCCAGTGTTATCAGATACGCTGCCTTGTCGCCCACCGATATATAAAAGCCATCCGACGATATAGCTGCAATCATCGTCGCATAATTAAAGTCCAGCTCCAGCGTCTGATTGTTCAGCACAACCTGGTCAGTGGTCGTCAACATCGTCCACTTCTCACCGCGTGGGCCCACCACCGTCACTTTCAGCACGTTGCCAGGAATACGCAAGGCGTTACCGCTCACATTCTTTACCGTCAGCCGCAGGTTGTACGACAGTGCTATCATCAAGCGCTTACCGCCAGGCATACTCATCTCATTCTGCGTAGCCGTGAAGTCGCCCGACGGAGTGCCCACCAGCGTCACACTCTTCTTAGGCACATACATATTATTTAAGCCATCGTTGCCCAGCACACAGCCCACCGTGCCATCAGCATTAATCATCAGCAACAGCGGGTTTCCGTTGTCGTCAATGCCAATTTTGATGCCCGCAAAGCTTTTGCCCGTCGTCACCGAAAACATGCCATCTTCAATGTCAACGCGCAGCGTGCCATCAGCGTTCTCTGTGTGCAGCGACGACGTGCGGAAGCTACCGTTCTTATCCACGGCAGCCACCGTCACACCAGCATTGTTACGCACTAAGAAATTGTCGGCTGTCGCTGTTATCGTGCGGTTGGCAATGTCGAAGCCTGTTTCCTGAAGCGCTGCCGCCAGCGCCCCCTCCTCGATGTAAGATGCCGATGTGCTCACATAGTCAGTCATTGCCGCCCCTTTCTCCAGCTTCGGCTTGCTTATTTCCACCGTATCACCGCTATTCTGCAGGCGACCTATGATGATGTAATAAGACAACGAGGCATTGGCTGTGGCATCAATAACAGTCTTGCTCTGGGTATGGAAATGCACCCAATAGCGCTGCCATGTGTCTGAGAGTTGTAACGTCACACCGCCCCAGCCAGCGCCCGACGTGCTGCCTTGCGATGTCTCGTTCACCAGCGTCGATGCCTCTGAATTATTGTGCATATATGCCTGCGTTCGCCCTGTACCGCGTGCCCAAAAAGACAGCACATAGTCGGTGTCTGCCTCGCAAGGCACATGATGCCATATCAGCGTATCAACCTGAGCACTCTTATAGCTATTACTGATGACAGCGCACCCATCGTAGGCACCATCAACTATCTCACCCGTATGCGTTAACTGCACTGTTCTGCCAGCCTGAACAAACAAGTCCTTGCTGCCAGGCAATAGGTTGCCACCAATGTAGGCGTGGTCACGCTCTGATAGCGACCACCCATGATAGCTGTCGCCCTCTGCCAGCATCGGCTGGCATAGCCAGCACTCCGATGTTTTGCCCTTCGTCGGCACAGTAAGGTATATCACCACTTCTACAAAGTTGTAGCTTGCACCTGCAGGTATCGAGAACGTAGTCGTCATCAGCTGCCACGTGCCCACCGAAGAAGGCGCAAAATTAGCCCCTAACAGTTTGCCTTTACGAGCCGAGGCATTTGTCGAAGCATTATCTTTATAGTAGGCCTCGGCAAACACCTGGCCGTTAGTATCGCCACGGCGTACATAGCACGACAGGGTATAGGTTGTGCCTTTCTTGATGGCGATATTCTGCGAGCCTTTACCGCCACAGTTCCACACAGCGGCAACAGGTTGTGCGCTGCCGCTATACGTCACCTTGGCATGATAGCTGTTGGCACCATCAACGCCATCAAGCATCTGTATATAGCTGCTACCGTTAGCATCTATCACAGCACCCTCGTCGGCACGCCGAAAAGCGCTGCCCACAAACAGGTTGTGCCTGCCCACAAGTGTCTTGCCCACCTTGAGCGAAATTTCGCGCGCAGTCTGATTGATAGTAGATGTGTAGTGCTCCAGCTCTGTCGCTGTCTTGATAGGTATCTTGCCAACAGCCGTTGACACCTCGTTATATTGGCTCTTAAGCCCCGACACCGACGTCTCCAGTCCGCCCCACAGCACGCTCATCTCCACCTTAACATACAACGTAGCATCATACGTCTGCTTCTTGGTAGCATGTGTGGCACGCACCTGCACCAGCGCATCGGTATAAGGCACAGCAAGGCCGTTGATCGTCTGGCGCGATACAGAAGTAATAGTAACGAGGCCACCCACGCCCACTGTAGCTGTACAGTTAACGCTCTGCACAACCACGTAGCTACACTTGCTTGTAACATCAGTAGTGCCCAGCATCACCCGAGCCTGCGCCTTGGCAGCATCGCCCAACGTGGCAATATAACTGCCATCAGTCTTGCGTACAGCAGACAGCGCCAGCGTAGCGGGCGAGAATGTCATCACGCCCGCATCGTCGCCTTTGTCGCCCTTAGCTCCAGTGGCACCATCTTTTCCGTCTTTGATAGCAGCAACCGTAAGCCAGCCTCGCCCTATCACTTCTTTTGCCATATCTTATCTCCTTTTATTTTTTCTGTACCTCGCAATAAATCGTACAACGCACATCTACATCGGCAGCGGCCACCGTGATGGGGTTGCCCGTCTTCGTCACCGACGTTGCGCCATCCCAATTCGTGGCCGTGCCCGCCTTGTTGTATTTCGTCCACACATAGTTAAACTTCGGAGTGGCAGCACCAGCCTCTTCTATAACAGTAGAGCCTCGCCATACACGAGCAAACACCTGCGTGTTGCCAGCACCGTTCACAATCACGTCGCCAGTGGTGGTGTAAACCTCCACGGTGTATGGGTCTGTAGCATCGAAGAACGTGGTGATAGCGCTAAATGTGCCATCGGAATCAGTAATCTCACACATGAACGATTGGAAGTTCAGCACATCGTCAGCCTTCACCGTCAGTGTGCTTGTGCCACCGCTGGTTGTATAGCTGCTGGCAGGAACAGCGTCCCAAGCACCTGTCGACAGGTTCAACTTCTTCCACACGATTGAAGACACAGATGTGTCCTGCTTGCTGCCACGGTAGAGCTTCGCAACGGCAGTGAGGCTCGTAAGATTGTTCTCAGCATCGAAGGTATTACCTTTAGGTTGTGTAATCTGCACAAGCGCAAGAGAGCCACCCGACTGCGTGAGGCTGATGGTTTTGAAGCCCTGGACATTAGTTACCGTCTTGCGCTCAGGGTCTGTATAAACACAGCTCCACTCTATGTTAAAGAATTTCACCGATGTGGTAATGTTGCGCTTAATGGTGAGAACGTTCTTCACGAACGTAATATCGCCAGTCGCTGTTACAGCTGTGCCGTTCACCTTCCACGTCCAGCCCGAACAAGCACTTGTCGGTGCCTGGTCTACGCTACTGCCCGTAACAAACACCTTGGCTGTCACCACCTGAAAGGGACTGTTCGTGTAGTTAGGGCTGTAACTGTTTTCATTAGGGCTGTAAATCTGGGTGTCGCCCTGACTTGTCGATGTAAACGCCTGTACGGCCTTTCCATCATTGAGGTCTACAATCGTAATCTGACCACTTGCAATTCTTGTTGCCATAATTTTTCTCGTTTTTAAAGTTGTTTATAATCGTTATAAATATCTATACAATTTCCACTTCGCACATAAACATCGCGCTACGGTCAACGTCCTCATTCGTCACCGTACATACATTACCCAAGCCCACATGCAAGCTATTCCAAATCTTATCATCGGCTGCATCGCTGCTCTGGCGCTTCCACGAAAAAGCCGTTGAAGCAATAGTAGAGGTAATGTCTTGACCGTTGCGATAGACATAGGCTGTCAACTTCTTCGTTCCTTCGCCGTTGAAGATGCTATTGCCACCCTCCGCCAGCACCTGAACATCGAAGTCCTCACCGTCAGATATGATAGCAATATCTGTGTAGCACAGCTCTTGCCCCTTGGCATCAATGGCCAGCACGCGTAATGTCAACAGCGCATACAGGTCGCCAATATCTTTCACACTCTTTATTACCTTCTCTCCAGCAAGGCCATCACGCTGCGTATAGCGTGCTTTCAACGTCACCCCCTTGTCATTCCAATCTTCCACCTTGTTGCCTGTGTGTTTCGTGAGCGACAACGTAATGTCAGTAGGTTCTACCTTCCCCGTCGACACCTGGCGAACAAGAAATGTACTGCTTGGCGTAAGGGTATAGCTAATGACGATAGGGTCTACAACGTTGTCTTCGCTGCCCGAGAACCACTTGAAATAGTCGGCATTGAAGCGCACGCCCGTAGGAGATATTACAGCAGTAACAGTCTTCCACTGCCATACGCTCGATCCGCCATCATCCGTGCTCCAAGTGTTGCCTATCTGGTGATACATGGTAAGCGACGGAGCCGTACGCGCGTCGCCATCATCGGCACTCGTGGCCAGCTTGATAGCATTGCCACGCTGCATGAAGCGCGTCTCGCTACCCACCTGAACAATCACGTCGCCAGCCATCGGTATATCTGTGCCCTGTGGGTCAAAGCCATAATATGTGCGTGTGCCAATGTCGATGCCTGCATCATCTTTCGTTGAGCCATCCTGCCCTGATACAACATCGGCAAACGATGACATCACAACATCTGTTACCATCGTCACAACCACGCCACCAAAGGTGATAATATTGCCCTCATTGTCCGTCAACGTCGACACAACGTTAACAGGCACAACAGCATCACCACCAGCAAACGTTTCAAGGTTCGACAGCACTACATAGTCGTACAGCTTTCCATCCTCCAGCACCTCTTGCCCACGGCCTATCACCAGGCGCCAATAATACCTATTGCCACCACTACTGTCCTTAATGTTAAAGGTCTTGCACATAGCCATGTCGCCCACCTTCCACCAGTTCATTGTGCGAGTGGAACCATCATCGGCAGCGGCCCAACACTTAAACGCTTGAGCCGAAGCATCCGCCGCAACCTCATGCCCAGCAGCATCAAGACCCACAACATGTATCAGCGTGCTGCCAGCGTTTGAGAAAATCATCGTGCCACCACTATACGATACCTTGCGTATCTCAGTCGCAGCCGCCAATAACTTTCCACGAATAACAGCATTGTCAACATACAGATGCGACTTGCCGCTGCCATCCTTATACAGCTCAAAGCCTTTGCCACCAATGAGCGTGCGGTCGCCCTCCGTAAAGCCCTTGCTACGAACACCCGACACCGACACATTGCCCAGCGAAGCATTGCCAGCAGCATCTATGTAAGCCGACTGCCCAAACGTAGCCCCCCGACGCACAGCAATGCTCTCCACCTCTGCCGCACCATCAGCATTGATGGCAGCACCGCTCGTAAGACGCTCGTAAGAGCCAGCCGCCAGGCCTTGCGCAAAAGTAATATGGCCTTGCGCAACGTCATCAACGTCGCGGCGCAAGAACTTGTCAATACCGACGACATCAACACGTTGTAAGAGGGCGAGCAGAGCGTTGCCTATTCGTGTCGCGGTGTTAGCATGCGTTCTTCGCTCGTCTCGTATCGACTCAAATTCTTTTTGTAAATTGTCAGCCATGTTTAGTTTAGAGTATTAATTACAACTGTGCCACCGCTCTACCGATGGCGCTTTTATCGCTTCCTGTGAAGAGCTGCGTGAGGAATGATGACACCATTCCATTGTATGTCGTGCCGTAGAATGAAGCTTCAAATTCGTTAAGCCTGTGTAGCGAATACATATATTTGCGGCTAAACCAGTCGCGCTTCTGTCGGTGGTGCGGGTTCGTTTTCCAATCGCGCATAAAGTGCAGGTCGCCTCCATTGCCATGTCGGTACCCATTGCCCACGCCACGTGCTACATAGATGCCGTATGTGAGGAAATGGTGCTCAATGGTTGTCACAGGGCCAGCGTGTACGGTGCCCTGGATAGAGCGCGACAGAGCACCTGTATCATAGATGGGTGGCACAAACTGTTGCATCTTCTCTCGCCACATGTTGACCATAAAATCGCTCCACCCCTTCAGCCATTTTTCGTGTTCCGCCTCTGTTTTGTTAGGGCTCAGCCCATTGCGTTGTATCATAGCTAATATCTATAGGTTCTTCGTTTTGCACCATGAAATAGAGCCCTGTGAGGCCCTGGTAAGAGTAGCGTGGCAGTTCCGTGCTATATATGTTTGTTAGGTTGAGGAACGTTAGGCGTTCATCGCCCATCTCGTCTCGATCATGCAGCATGCGCGAGTGCAGCTGTCTGAACAGTCGTCTGCAGATGTTGAGATGCTCTTCGCGCTCCACCATATCGTCGAAGCGATAGGTCATGAGCACGAACACCGTATATACATCGCGACGGAAGAAGCCCACGCCATTGCCGAATGTCTGTTGCGAGGTAGTATCATCAACCATCACGAAGGCCGTCTTTTTTTTCATGCCCTCGATGATGCCTTGCAGCGAGTCGGGGCCAGAACACAGGCATGGGTGGAAGCCATACTTGCGCGCCAGCTTGTTAGTTTTTGTTAGCTGCTCAAAATATTGTAAAGCGGGAAATAAATCTCTCATATCCGTTATTATTAGTTGTTAGCCATCTTAGGGTATTTACGTCTGATCTCGTCAGCCTCACGCGCCTTGGCGTCGAGCTCTGTGAGCGCACGCCAGCAGTCGATGCCCCTTACCTCTTTCTCCTTCGTTACGTCGCCATCAGTGAGCGCTCTCAGCTGTGTGTTGATAGACTCGAGCACCGTTAGCTCGCTTATGTCGTCTTCGCTCTTCACCTTACGAAAGAAGTGTGGAAAGGCGTGCGACATCACCACCTTTATGTGTGCGAACCAAGCCAGCGTCGCCAGACGCTCAGGTCCCGTTAGTGTTAGCTCGTCGGGGCGCGAGAAGTCGTTATGGCGGTATAGGAAAGAAGCCAGGCGGTCGATATGCCCCTCGTCGTGGCTACTGTGGAACAGCTGATACTGTTGCTCCATGCACAGATAGTCGCCGAAGGGGATGACGCGCCCTGTGTCGGCATCCTCTTGCAGCAGTGGGTGTACAGCGTTGAGCCCCTGAACAACGTCCAACCTATTGTCCATTTGCTCTGTGCTGTCCACCCATGCCAGCTGCTGAATGAAGGCATGAACCTGCCACGGCTGCAGGTAGAACACCTTGCGTCGGTGTACCCCCTTAGGTTTATATGCACACTTCCAGCCGAAGCGCCCCTTTGACAGCACCTCGATGCCCGTGAAGCGTACAAACATATACGTCTTCACGACCACCATGTCGGCGAAGGTTGTCATGAGGAAGAACACATAGCGCAGTTGCTGTTGTGTCAGCTCGCCCCATGACTGCGGAGCTTTCAGTTCGATGCTATCCATTGAAGAGGTATGCTGAAGATTCTTTATTGTTTTTGAAGTTCTCGATGTGCGCTGCCTTGTACGCCTCCGATCCATGGTAGAGGGCGAAGATATTGTTGTCGCCCTCCATCTCGCGCACCAGGCGTCGATATTGTGGCGTCTCCACTGCCTTGCGTCCCATCATCGCCCATTTGTCGGTGAGGTCGCATAACATCTGCAGCGCCCCGGCATAGCCTCGCAGTCGGTCACGGTCATTGCGACGATAGGCGTCGAGCATGTCGTCTACTTGCTCATCGCCGAAGCGTAGGCGCACCTGTTCGTCAGTGTCGGTCACCGCTGCCATATGTGCTACCCAGTCTTGCGCTGTGTGGCTGTTATCTTCGTTACCGAAGAAGAAGTAGTGGTCGGTATATAGGTAGCGAATGGCCTGTACGGCTTGCGGTGTGGCGCCCCATTCATCTGCGCGAAGAAGGTGTACTACCATGGCGCGCGCTTTGCTACGTGCTGTAAGCAGTTGGCCTATCAACGCGTCGACGCGCTGCTTGCTTGCTGGCGACACCGTATCGGTGTTAACCACGCCGAAACCTGTTGGCGTGAGCACCAAGTCGAGCTGTCGAGCCACCGATGAGAAGCCCGCCACACACACCAGCGCCTTAAAGTGACGCTTTAGCGGCGCATCATCGTCAGCGCTCTCAACTGCCTGAGCGCCAATGTCGCCCAGCAATATCTCGTAGTAGTTGTTCATTGCATCTTCGATGGCTGGGTATACGCTTGCGAAGACATCCTCGTTTGCTGCCATGCCTACAGGCAGCGCTCGTTCGAAGTCAGGTTTATCAATTATAATCATACCTTACGATATTAGCTGTTGTTATCATCTTGTGGGCCATTGCCCACCGTTACCTTTTTAGCATCTTTATTCTCGTCGAGAGTTGTTAGCATCAGCATTGGCACCTCTACCGTAGCCTTGTCGCTCCACTTGTTGTAATGCAGAATTACGTGGTAGGGCTTGCACATCACGTCGTGCCATGGTTTTTCAAGTGCCTGTTTCAGCGTGAACAGTTCACGCTTATCGCTACCGCTGTTGTTCATTTGACTCTTGCCTGGTGTGGCGCCCACCAAGTTAGGGTGCACGCCAAAGTTGAAGCACAGCGCGTTTGACGCTTCGGCCATGTCGTCAGACCAGTTGCCGCCCTCCTTCTTCGAAGCGTCGTTCAGCGGTACGATGCGCACCATACGGTTCTCTTTGCCGTTAGGGTCAACATAGTAGCCAGAGATCATGGCCTTGCCCGCGTTTTCTATGCCCGTCACGAAGTCGATGATGTTTTGCTTCTCCTCCTCCTTGCGTTGTCGGCGCAGCACCTCGTCGCTGATATTCTCGTTGTCGCACACGTTATCCCAATAGTCGTCGTGCACCTCTATTTGCACACGTGGCGCCGACGTGTTCTTTATCATGTAGCGCTTGCCGATACCAATGAGTCGGTAGATGTCGAACCAGGCATCGCGGAACATCGAGGCGTAGTAGGGCACGGGGTATATCTGACAGCCAGGCGTGGCCATACGGCTCACGATGGCAAACTTGCGAGCCTTCGTTGGCACCCGTTTCACCCCCGTCATGGGGTCGGCCTCGCGGCCCATGCGCACCATCAGGTCGCCCAGCGGGTCCCAATAGTCGAGTAGGGGAATAGCCTCGATGCGCTTCTCGTCGAAGAAGCCTAAGCGCCAGTCGCCATAGAACACGTGCTCTGGTGCCATTGTCTTGATACCGTCAGCATATTCGAAGCGGCAGAAGGACGCATCCTTGTTGCGCACCTGCACCACCTTCGAGCCATCGCGTGAGAGGATGATCACCGTCACGCTGAATGAGTAGAACTTCATGTCGGTGGCTTGTTCAAGGAACACCTCGTGCAGCGAGTTGCGCAAGCAGAAGTTCAGTATCTCTGCATCTGTCACATCCTTATGCCCCTCTCTGTCGACGAAGCGCACCCCTTGGCCATAGCACGACACGATGTTAAACTGTTGGCATTGTGCTGTCACCATATTCGACATGATTGAGCGCCGCACGTTGTACGGCAACTGATCGTCCGGGCCCCATTGCACGTATTTATATTCGTGGCCACCGAGCGATAGGGTACGCACGTTATGCGTGCCCAGCATCTCGTCGTCGTCGAACACGTTGCACGAGTCGCTACCATACTCGCTGTTAATGCTGTTTTGCTTAGTGGCAGCGCCCATGCCTGTAGGTACGATATGGTATCGGCGAAAGCCATCGGCATCAGGTTTCGTCGATGTAGTTTGTAGTGTTGACTTTATCTTATTGCTCATAGATATACCGTTTGTTTGTTAATTTTGAAGATGAATATTTGCGGCACGGTGCGCAGTTCTCTGTTCTTCGGGTTGCGCAGTCGCACATACCCACCTCGCCAGTTGACGTGGTGCACCAGCCACCCGTTGTAGCGTAGCTTGATGCCTGTGCTGCCCTCCCACGCATAAACATCGACGAGGGTGCGATGCTGATATGCCTGGTCAAGCATACGCAGCATATCGGTAAAGTGTATGGCCGCCATATTAGTTGAATGTGTTATCGAAGGTGTTGTCGAAGATGCGCCCAGCGCGCAGCAGGTCTACCACGTTGTGGTTGCGCTGGCTATATTGGTAACTGAAGGTGAAGCGTGGCATCTCGTCGTCGTCGTTGCTATATTCGGCCTTGCTGTCGGTTATGAACACTTCCTTGCCAATGTTAGGCTGCCCATTTTTAAAGTTGACGATGTGTATACTCTCTGAGCGGAACAGCTCTTGCGCCCATAGCGCCATCACGAATGTCATGATGCCCGTATCTGCCTTGAAGGTGCGCGTCTCAACGATATTGTAGTTGCGCTGATACCTGCCCACATAGCCAGCGCTGCGCTTAAACGATGGCGCTAGCGTATGTGTGCCAGTGCAGTAGAGCAGCTCTTCTACGCCGAACGAGTTGTCGAAGACCAGGACAGGGGCACAGTCGGGCTCTGAGAAATCGATCGAGAACCGGAAGCTGCGCGCCCCTGCCTGGACATTATAACCTATCAATAGTTTGCCCTCGAGGTTAAATTGTGCTGCCGACACATCGAGCGTGGTGTATCGCTCGTTACCGCCTATGGGTGTTAAGGTGAACGTTTTGTCGGTGCCATCGTCATACGATGCCACCACCTGCGCCGTGTCGGTGCCTATATAGTGCAGATATTCGAGTCGGTTCTGTGCCGTTTCTTTTTCGCCTTCGAGCAGCGTTAAGAAATGCGTCTTCACATAGTCGTCGGCCGTGGTGTTGATGTCGGCCGCACAGTATATGATGTCGGCTGTCAGCGTCTTCGATGCAGTGGGCGTATCGTTGCTTTCTGCCTTCTCATCAATCTTGATGCTGAGGGCCACCTTCAGCTTCTGTCGTGCATAGGGTGTGAGCAGCACATCGAGCTCTTCGATGGTTATCTGGCCGTTCATAGGGAAGAGGTTCTCGGCATATATCTCTGTGCCATCGATGGTGATGGTCACGGCAGCGCGGTAGCCTGTTATGGTGAAGGCTACGTCGGGTATGTTGGCCGAGAAGTAAGTGCCCGAGAGGGTCTGCGTGATGGTAATCATGTGCTTTAATTTTTTTATTGCAACACAAAATTAAAGCATAAAAAAAGAAACAAGAATACAAAAAAAGTGGCATCCCCGTAAGGATGCCACCCCATGAAAACACAAAAATTATGAGTTAGAAAAGAGTGCTCATGTCTCGCCATATCTCCCACTGCAGCGTGCCATCTTCGGCTGTCTTCAGGTGGTAGTTATGTTGAATCAGATAGCAAGATACCTCCAGTGGCATTAGACTGACGATAGGTGCCAGCAGGTCAACGATATCTCTTGTTGTCATATGGTCGGGCACGTATGCATTGCCCGATACTGATGTTGTAGGGACGGGTGAGCGTGAGGCTGCAAAGCTCTCAAGTGTTGCCATTACGACAGCGTCTCTTTTATCATCCCATTTGTCCTCCCATTCTCCTTCTTCTTCTATCATAGTCCTTCACGTATAATAATTAATGACTGGCGAAGCTCGCGCAACGCGTTTAGTAAATCGATTCGCTCAACGGCCACTTGTGGGTCGAGGTCAGGTTCTGACGACTCGGCGACGATGAAGTCGTTCACCTCTGTCAGCACCTTTATTGATAGCTCAATGTTATCGGGGTCGCATAGTCTCTCGAGAGCTGCCGTAGCCTTTGGGCTGAGATTGTTGATCATTTGTCACCTCCTTTCAAACTATCAAGAAAAACCTTTATCGTCCTGATGCTAAAGTGTAAGTTTATAGCGCGCATGTACTTGCCTCTCGTTCTATAGCTTATATGCTTAAACTCCACACGAGGGGTGAGTTCAGCACTTATTCTAACGGCGAAGCATCTGCTTACAAACTTATCCATCTCTCTCTTCTGGCGGTATGCGCCATGCTTCATTCTAAAGATATTCACTTGTTGTCTCCTTTCTTCTTGTTAAGGTGAAACACGCTATAGCCCGCCAGGGCTAAGAAAACGAGAGCCAGGGCGAGAGATGTGTTTGCCACGATGGCCGCCATGCCGAGTGCGGCCAGTGCGACGTTAACCAGTAGCACCTCTCGTCGAGAGATGGCATAGCCACAGAGTGTGGTGTAAGACTTGCTCTTTGCGTTGAGCCATGCCGTGATGGCGGCAGTGTTAATGGCCAACGTGCGCTGAGCTTTGCGCTGTTGAATTGATGCAGTTGTTTGCATAATACACTATTGTTGTAGCCTTGTGCCCGAATCCGTCGGGTACGGTTTGACGTAGGGTTACGAAAAAAGCGGCTCGCACTTCCTCGTCTGCTACAACAATAGTGCTTTTCCACCACAAAGGGCAATAAAAAACACGTGGAAGGCGAACCGCCGTATATTTCTATTTTTACATCTCCACACTATGTGGAATGTTCCACATGAACAAAGGGCGAGCCTCGGTTCTATGCGGCAAGTTACGGGCAAAAAAATAAGCCCACAACCTTATAAAAATGTTGGTCGGGCTTGGACATATATCCTCGCCCTTTGTTCATGTGGAATGTTCCACACTATTATTGTAGCGATGGCAAAGTTAGGTAACCCGCTCGATACTTGCAAGTATTTTTTGAAATTTATTTTCTTTATTCCTCGTTTTGCTAACTCTGAGTTAGCAAAACGAGCCAAAAAAGCGCCCCGCTTCACAGCGACGCGCTACACTTAATGAAATTCGAAATTTTTAGAATCTACTGTACAAATATAGCACATATTTTTGATATATGCAAAAAAACCTCCGATGCGTCACGCACCGAAGGCCCCAAAAATAGTTCTTTTCATGTATTTTATTTTCATGTGTCATGAAACAAAATCAATATAAAACCGCATGCTGCATCTTGTTGGCAAGGCTCTTGAACCCTGTGACTATTTGCTTTTTGCGCTCTGCGCTTGGCTTGCGCGTGCCAATGACATATTGGCGAATGACAGAAGGATTAAGGCCAATCTCGCGAGCTACCCCTGCAATGTTTACAAAGTCGTAGTAGCTGAACAGCGAGCCAACATCGAAGCGATACTCAATTTCGAGTGTAGGAATCTCTTTGCCTTCCTCTCTCAAGTATTCTGTAGTATCATCCCACCCTTTAAGCATATCCTCAATGGCTGCTTTGGCAGAAGAGCCACAGCCAAGAACTGTGCCTTTAAGGGGTTTTACCGTCAATAAGCAAGAATAATTCTTCTCGCCTGGTTCTCTTTCTACATTGGCTACAACCTTCATATCGTATATATTTAAATTATTATGTCTACAAGATAAGTTCTTTCAACCCGTAACCCATTCAGATAAGGAAGCCACCCGGAACCTTCCGAGCAGCCATCCTTTTAGTCGATAGAGAGGGCATCAAAGATAGACTTTGCAGTCTTTGTTTTGATTTCCTTACTTCCGTGCCTTGGGACTGTTGTAAAGTCGCCTGTTTTAGGGTTAACCCAAACATCATGTGAGGCACCATGCCGCTTGATAAAGCATCCCGCTTTTACCAAGACCCTAATCAATTCTGAATGTTTCATGATTTGAAAGAACTATTTGTCTTGTTTTATTAAGACAATGCAAAGGTAACAAAAAAGTTAACAACTACCAAACTTTTTGCTAACTTTTTTATTACTAAAACAAAAAGCCCTCGATGCGTCACGCACCGAAGGCTTGTACCGCATGGTCATGGCGGCGTTGTTGAATATATTAAACAGTGACCATTTCAATATCTTTGGCCAGTCGGCGCAAGCCCGACTTTATTTTATCCACCTGCTGTGGGCGTGGCTTTGACACGCCACTCGCATAGTGTGAAAGTTGCTTCTGGTTGATGCCCGTAATTTCCTGGAGGGCAGCAAACGAGAAGATGCCACGATAGTAGTCGAGCAATGTAGCTACGTCAAAATCGTAAACGAGCCTATAATCACCATCAAAGACTTTAGAGTATGCATCACCGTCTTTGCGGCGCCCTTCGAGCCAAAAGTCTACGCTCTCTTGAACAAACTCTTTAAAACCGTCGAGGTCGCCATCGTAGGCAACGACCCAACCTGGCAACAAGTCGCATGCGCAGCAATAGCCATTGTCAGTGCGCGCCGCTTTAATTACAACATTGTTCATCTTTGTCTTTTAAATATTTAATGCTGTAAAAGTAGTAAATCTACTATTAATATGCAAATAAAATAGTAACTATTTTACTACTGACAGCAAAAAAAAGTGGCCCTAGATGCTCTCGCACAGAGGACCACAACGAGCATCATCCCAGCCCCTTTACTATCGCCCTCTCACGTTCTGACAGCTTCACTGGTATTGCAGCTTTGTGGCTGTGGCGGTGTATAATGGCAGCTTTATCGTCAGACAAAAGGAAATGATCGCCGAAAAGGTTCTTGCCACGAGGCATGCCATCCAGACTTTTCACGCTCACGCACTCACTGCGCTTAACGCTGAAACACACCCCTCTCGATGCCATAGATTGCATCCTTGATACACTCAGCAGATTGTCGGGGTAATTATATTTAGACAGATTCGCCTTTACGTTTTGGCTTGGGCACGCCTTGATGTATTCGTCCAGCCGTGGAGCAGTCATAGCCGCCACATCGCCAAACAGATTGCTCGCGAAGTTCAGACGCACTACAGCCTTATTCTCAAACTCCACACTTTGACATATCACTATCGCCGTACACCCATGCTTACAGCAGCTGAATATCGTCATGCCAGGGCCGAATAGGAAGAAGGGTATCTTGCGCTCAGCATAAAACTGGCAAATCTTTGTGAACATCGAGAACGGAGGATTGTCTATAACAACGCCGTCGTCGGGGTATTCGGCGTGCTCGTAGTCGCCGCCAGGGTAGAAGGGGCGCAGTATCTGCTTGTCTTCAAGCGGATATACCTCACCCACATACTTCACCACCGCCTCATACACGTCACGTGGTGTGTAGCACTCGTCAGTAGTGCGTGGGTTATCAGTAAACTTGGCAATAAAACTTTCGTAGTCGTGGAAAACAATAGGGTTAGAACTACCCCCCCCACGACGCTTTTTTGATATTATCTCAGTCATACTATAATATTTAAACTAACAGACACAAAGGTAATCTCTGTCGGGTGGGAGAAAAATACAAAAAGCCCTCGATGCGTCACTCACCAGGGCCACAAAAATTCAAAAGGAAAGCCCATTTTTTCAAGAATGGAAAAAATCGGAAGAATGCCGAAATTTTCCGCTTTTTTAGGTTCTCGATACTTGACCAGAGGTCGTCCGCCGTACCTTCGCGGAGTAAAAACGATTATCGGCTCATCGTACATATTATATAAGGCTCTCATCAGGAGTAGCGCAAGATGACAAATAATCATCTATACAGTAGATACCGCTTGGCCTTGGCCTTTTTTTCAGCGTTTTTGCTTCTTTTCCGCAATAAAAAGAAGCCGTTAAAGACAAAAAATGCGCGCTCTGGGCGCACCGCTTCCACCCCCGCGAATTTTAGACGCTTAACACTCAACACTTTAAGCGTCTAAAATTCGCGGGGTGCTTTCTGCACTGCACGAGCAGCACTACACCGCCCTGCGCCGTGGTGGAAATTGCCCTCGCGCTACGAGCGGAATATGTAGCGCCACCGCGCCAAAATGTGATTTTCAGCTTGTCAAGTCAGCCTATAAAATGGTATAAAATGAAAAGAAACAACAACGATGACGCTTATCAGCGGTAGAGGACAATGCGCGAGGTTGACAATAGCCAACAAACAAAAAGCCCCGAGACCATGAGGTCTCGAGGCTTGAGAGGTGCGCCGTAAGCTCAACGGCGACTTAGTGTTCAATTAAACGGCGCATCAGCCGGAGCTTTAATATTGTCTGCAGCGTGACGTATGCGGTCTGCGAGATCATTCAGCGCACAATATAGTTTGTCGGCTTCTTCTGGCGTGAAACCACCTACGCCACCATTGCCATCGATGCCATACATCTTTTGTTGGAACCATGACACCGATTTGTCAAAGTATGTGCGTGAAATCTCTCGCCAAGACACAGCAAGGTAAATGTCGCGCATACGATTCTTCATGTCTGTTATTTTCTCTTGTTTCTGTCTTGCTACTACTCTCATAATCATCTCTTTTCTTTCCATAAATAATGCTTTATTAATCGAACGATACAAAGAAAATATTTTTTTAGATAGTATGCAAATTATTTACTAATTATTTTGTTAGTAATAACATAAAAACAATAAAAATGCCACCGACGCTCACGCGCCAGTGTCAAATGAAGTGTAAAACATCAAATAACAACTACTTATCTATTACTACAAGAGCCGTATTAACCATTGTGCCCGACTCCTTGAACGACTTGTCGGGAAGCTCACGCATATATCCGCCATATTGCTCAACGACATTGCGCAGCTCCTTGTACGGACCATCATTGCGCCACAACACCGAAGCCGAGGCAATGGCTACAACCTTGCGCTTGGCTATCGATATGGCTTTAAGTATGTGGCGAGCGTCCTGACCTTTGCAGAAGGGAGGATTCATCACTATCACATCGTAAGGCTCTGACGGCTCAAACGTCATAAAGTCGTCGCCAACCACACGGAACCCTTGCTCCTCAAGTATGGCTCGGTTTTTCGGGTCCAGCTCCACACAGTCGGGCGAAGGCATAAAGCGTGCAATATTGCCTTGGCCTGCCGATGGTTCAAGCGTGCGCTCGCCATCACGTATACCGGCAATCTCCACAATCTTATGGGCAAGAGCCTCGGGCGTGGGGAAGAACTGGAAGGTCTGACGGTCGGGGACGAACTCGCCCGAGTCGGCAATGGATGTAACAAGGTCGCCAACATCCTCCTTAAACACAAAAGCCTTCTTAGCACTCGACCACTTGCCGCCGATGGCCTTCAACACTTTGCTAACACGCTCGTAGAGCTTACGCTCCAACTGTCCAGGCAGTCGCAGAAGGCTGCCGTCAATCTCAGAGGTCTTGAGCACCTCCACTACAGATTTGTCTATCTTCATATTTTTATATATGTTTATTGGATCTTTAAGAGTCTTGAATATGCGCTACGGGCATCGGCTATCATCTGGAGCGTGTCGCTGTCTGGCGGAAGGTTCTCAAGCATATCCGCAATCTTGCCCAGCTTTTCAGACAACCCTCGCATGTGCGCCCGCTGCTCCTTTCGCTCTTGCTCTATAACAGAGATAATGCCATCGCACGACAGAAAATCCTCCTGCTTACCCTTATAGGCAAGTATCATAGTGGCAATGGAGGTAAGGCGCGACACCAACCACTCCTGGATGAACAGCGCCGGAAGCGTGAAGCGTATCTTCTTCAGCACATCGATATCCACCTTGTTCTGAAAGCCGAGTACCACATCGTCTGCAGTATCTGGTATGGCATCGAGTAGCAGGCGTGATATAACTGCCATAAGATACTGGCGCGACACACCTTGCTTAGGACGCAATGCGCAAACGTGCTTAGACAACACCGCTGGACCATCGGCATTAACCCCCATCTTGCCAAGCGTGCCAACCACCGAAATCAGTATGTCGCCCTCTTCAGAAAAGACGGGGGCGTTAATTTTCTCTTTGCACCATCGCTTAGGCACAAATCTGCCTTGCACAAGGTCTGAGGCCCCCACCACAATAGGCAAGCCCTCGCCTTGGTCGTTGGTTTTCTTTTTGTCTACGTTTCTGCCCTGCAAAACCTCGCAGATGTCGGCAAGAGAGACGACGTTGTCAATATTGTTGCTCATATATTAGTTGTTTTAACAAAGGCAAAGTTAATAAAGGGCTGCTGCCCATAGAAATACGCTGTTGGCAATTGCCAACAAAAAAGCCCCGAGACCTTAAAGTCCCGAGGCAGAGCGCATCCGTAGGCACGGACGACTTGTGTCTTAAAGGTGTAATACAACCACCTGCCTAAATATTGTCGGCAGCACGGCGTAAGCGGTCGCTGAGGTCGACAAGAGCACCGCGAAGCTGCTCCTTCTCCTTGTCTGTGAATCCACCGACACCACCATTCCCATCGATGCCATCGAGTTTATGATACAACCATGAAGCCGAGCGGTCGAAATAAGTATTGGCTATATCACGCCATGATACACTCAGCAGAATGTCCTGCAAGCGTTGCTTAACAGTATTGTCCTTTGCCTGTTTGTTGGTATTCTTTTCCATATTGTGTTAGTTAGGGCAGCCCCTTCGGGCTGCCTTGTTAGACTTACTTAACTGATGTCATCTCATCGAACAACTCTTGTGCGTAAAATAACAACTGAGGATGACCATTCGGGTAACTTCTTTTGTGGGCTCTGATAGCTTCTATCAGTTCTGCCTCTTCTTCTGTTAATTCTTTCTTCATATTGTATTACTTTTTAAGACACTACAAAGATACTACAAATTTTCGTATTATGCAAATATTTACTACACTTTTTCGTAGTAAATATATAATAAAAAAGCCACCTACGCATCCTGCGCAAGTGGCCCCGTAGATCAGAACACATAATTAAGTAAAAGTTAAACTACTACTACTATAAAAACAAACATACATACATTATACTAACCATAAGTATTTGCGGTGCCGCCTGTGCCTTGGAACACAGGCTTTGTCTCTGCCCCTATGCAGATCACATCGAAGGCATCGCTACCGTCGGTACGCGCTTCGAGTTTATCTTCTTCAGTCTCGGCCAGCTTCTCTCCGCGCTTATCTTTCTTGCCGTTATACACCCCTGCCGAAGTGATAGAGATGAGCAGGTCGGGGTTGTTATCACGGTTGATGCACACCTGTAGGCGTGCCCTGCCACGAAACATGCGGTTGATAAGCCCGTTCTTCTCTATGTGTGGCATTGGGTTGCCGAGGTAAGCCTCACGCACTGCCCAACCTTTAGCGCGCAGCGCACGCACCACCTCTTTATGCGGGTCGGGGTAGTGTAGACCCCAGTTGGTGCCCACCATCGTCGAGTCGTAGTAGAAGATGACCTGTCGGCGACGGTGGTAGTGGTAGTATAGGTCGAAGTCGTCGAGCAGTTCAGGTATCTTGCGTTCGTATTTGACGAAGAACGACTTTAGCACGTTGAGCTTCGACCCCTTCACTTGCCCTACCACCAGCCAGTTGATAAGGTTGTTGCTATCGAAGGCTATGAGTAGAGGCAGCTTCTCGTCGCGGTCGGCATCCATGCGGCAGTCGTTAGGCAGCACACCGCCCTCAGCCTTGTCGAGGGCGTGAAGGTTTAGCACACTCTCGTTAGGTGCCGTGTATAGGTTAACATCTTCGCGTAGGCCACCGTAGAAGCCATCGGCGGCTATGCCCACCCTCTGGCACATGATAGATGTGGCAAACGTCAGCGGTGGAAGGTCACGCTTCGCACGACGTATAAAGTCCTCGCCCAGCAAGGCGAGGTTCTCGATAGACGAATATTCTTTATATAGCAGACACTTCGAGCGGAAGAACGTCAGCTGCGCATTATACTCGTCGATACGTCGCTGTAGCTTGGCCTCTTGCTCAGGGTATTTGGTTATGCGCTGCTTGAGACGCCATATTTTGTTGATGATGCCCTCTATACATTCTACCAGCTCAGGGTCTTGTTTGTCTTTGTACGACAAGAACCAGGAACCCTTCTTGGTGATGGGCATATCTGATGTCACCGTCATGCCATGGTGCAGAGGAATATGTTTGAAGTACATCTCGTTGCCACGGTTGGCTTGGAACGTTTCATCTTTGAGCTGTTCAAAATCGATGAATTTTGCCTCGTCGATGATGAGATAGTCGAGCGACATTGAGTTCGACGTGCCCGAGCGGTCTTGCGATATAATGTTGAGTACCGACCCGTTATAGAAGCTAACGGTGTTCTCCCAGTTAGCAGGCGTGAAGATAGGTGAGCGCCAGTGTAGGCGCTTCTGGGGACGCTTACCCACCACATAGTGTAGGTCGCGCTTGAAGCCCCAGCGCTCGAGGTGAATGAGCATTGAAGGCAATATGTTTGTGAGGCATCGCTTCACCGATGGCGCCACGAAGCCCCCCATGCTGCCAGGCATGCCTTGAAAGCACGACTGCAGACGTCGTGCCTGGATAGCACCCTTGCCTACGCCACGCCCCGCCACGATGACCTCGTCACGCGTATTCATGGCCAGCGCATAGTATTGCGCATCATTGAAATATTGCAGTAACGGCTCAGCGCTCTGCCCCTGTTGCTCACTCATCATCAGTTGCGTTATCCTCTTCTTTTATCTCTTCATAGTCAGCCTCCTGTGGCAGATTATTAGAGTATCGCTTATAGAGTGCTCTAATTTTGCCACGCAAGTTAGGTATGCGTTCGATGCCCAGTACCGTCGGATCATCCGTCGGCTCGAAGTTCTGCGGTACGATCTTGTCGAATTCCAGTTCTGGCTCATCATCTTTGTCAGTGCGGTTGTTCAGCACCATCACCTTATGTAGTTGTGCCAGCGCTCGGAAGTCACCCGCCCGTCGAGCTGCCGCCATGTCGGTCTCGAGCGACTTATTAATTTTCCAGCGCATAAAGTCTTTCGACGTTTGTTGCAGATTGCCCAGCAGCACCTTCACCAGCGCCAGGTCGTCGTATGCTTGCGAGCGCGACACCTTAAACATATTCATTGTGTATAGCACAATGTCATTGTCTTGCTTCGAGGGAAATTGTAGCCAGTAGGCATACATGCCCCGTATGCGGTGTAAGCGCACGAGTAACGACTCAGCCACGCGCATCTCGCGCAGTTCGTTGTCGTCAAGCGCCACATAGCGCGAGTAAAGGTCGAGGTTAACAGGAAGAGACATTTATACCTATATATATTAATAATGTTATGCTTTGATCGTCATGTGTGCCTGTTGCAGCAGCCGTTGACACTCTTGTACCGAGTAGGGCGACCCCGCCAATGCTGTGTCGTGTAGCGTGCGGCGCAGTTCGAGTGTTGTTGCCGCAATGCCACGCATATAGGCCACCCTTGCAGGATGCCCCATGGTAGCGATATCATCGCACATTGTCTGCTCGTCAATACCCATGAGGGCAGAGATCATCGATGGTGTCATCATCTCTTGCGCATAGCGCTCTATCTCTGTCAGCGAGTCGAGTGAATAGTCCATTAAGTTCTATTGATTTATCTACGATGTCGCGCAGTCCATCCATGAGCTGCACGTATGCCACCTCATCCGTCGTTATCATAGTACACTCTGCGCGGTCGCCATACGTCTGATTCTGTGATGATATCACCGCCACACAGTAGTTGATATTACGCACCAGCACAATCTTCGAGTGGTTCTGCGCCAGGAACACATGGTCGAAGCACCCTTGCATCAGCCGGTATAGCTGCACTGTCTTGCGTGCTGCCTTCAGGTCGGCCACCAGCGTTGCTTTGCTCACCATGTTACGATGTCTGAGGCGCAGAAAGCCACTGAGGAAGGCATCAGACGTGGAGAATGTCGACACATAGATGTCAGCTCTCCCCGTCTGCTTCAATATCCAGTCGAGCAGACCGAGCGTATGCAGCCCTGTGCCCAGGTGGTATTGCGTGGATGCCTCTGCCAGCGGCCTAAATGGAAATGCCCGCTTCATTCAGCAATGCTTTAAGGTCGTCGCCCATTGGAGCCCCGTTATCAGCGAGCAACGTCACGCGCTCCTGCACCTTGATGCGTAGCGCGTCATATTTCTTGCGTTCATCGATGGCGTCATCTGATGCCATCGAAGCCTTGCGCAGCTCTGCCAGCTTGCCCACATTTTTCGTAATGTAAGAGCGTGCCGACGAGATTGCCTTGGCCATGTCGACGGCCGAAGGTTGTGTGTCGTCAGTGTCGCCCTCACCCTCGATCGGTGCCACATAGTTGTCGTACTGCTCGAGCGCACTCTTGTAGTCGTACCACAGCTCCTTCAGTTGCTTCAGATATTCGTATCTGTCGCACGGCTGCTCTATTGTTAACAGCGTATTATAGAGCCTCTTGATGTGGAGCCATCGTTTGCGGTTGTCGTCCCAGATGTTGCGCACCGCCTCAGGCAGCTCGTTATGGTCAGGACGTTGGCCCAAAGCAGTAGCCTGCTCGTTGTCGGCATTAGCTTGTTCGCCCTCTACGACCTGTGGCTCTTGCTCGATGGCCACCATCACCTCAGGCACTAGCTCACGGTCAAGCTCTTTCACCGCTTGCATGGTCATCTTGTCGAGACGCATGGGCAAGAACTTATTGAGCTCGTATCTTATCTTATCTTCGAAGCGCTCAGGGCGTGTGATGATGGTGTTATACATTGCGCGGTTGCGCGTCAGCTTCAGTACCATGGTAGCGCCCGCCTCGAGGCTCTCTCTGTCGTGTTTATCTTTAGCCAGCCATGCTTGCATGTCGGCAGTAAGTTTCTCGTCAATCATAGAAGATAGTAAAAAAGAGGGGCGCCCCATACGATCGCTATCGCTGGTGCCGCCCCGAAATAACAAATTATTTTATGAATTTTGATTGTGCTCTTTTAGGCGGCTACGATGGCCAGGCCAGTTTCGCCGCTGAAGTCACCGTCCTCAGTCTCGATCTTTCCAGGATAGAAGGGAGCGGGGAATTCGTCATCCGCAACAGCCTGAATGGTCGTTGAGTTGGTGTCGGTGGCAGCCTTGCCTGTGTCTTGCGAGAGTGTCAGTTCTGGGGTGAAGGCCTCAGAACCCACCATGCGCGCCTTGCCGTTACGCTGAATAAAGAGATATACCATCTCATCGTTATTCGCCTCGGCAATGTAGCCAGTTATCTCCTCCTCTGTGCCAGGTGCCACGGCAGTACCTGTCACCTTGAACGTTTTAGAACCGTAGGTACCTTGGCTCTCGACCTGCAGCTGCGAGTTGTTAGGGATAAGCGCCACCTTGTGCCATTTCTTATCGCTGGCGAGCACGAAGTCGCCAGCATACTTAGCCACCGAAGCGAGGTCTTTGGCCGCCTCTGTACCTATTGTAGGCCACTTGGTGATGTCTCGCTTAGAGATACCATACACCCAACCGCGCACACCAGGCAGCGATTTCATGCCAGGGCAGAAGTTAACGTCGCTATATATTGTAGAAGCATCTTTACACTTAGTCATAACTTTTTATATTTAATGGTTAAAAGTGAGCCGATGGCCGAGCCGTAGCCCAGCCATCGGTGTATATAGAGTTATATGCCTGTTGGTCTACTCAGCCTTTTTGCGCCAGTAGCGCAGCACCTCAGGTGAAACGCTCTCGAACTGCGTGCCGAAGAAGTAGTTCATGATGAAGTCGACATCGTAGTGGTTGTTCAGCGACTTTTCGACGAGGAATGTCTCATCATCAGTTTTCTGGTTGAACAGCAGGAAGATGTTGTTCTTCGGTGTGAGCAGCAAGAAGTCCTTAGGCACGCAAGGCAGATGCACGAGCTCAACATTGCTGGCACCATCCAGCGATGTCTTATCGTATGCCTGGTTGTAAGGCAGTGAACCATGGTTAGTGCGATACGACTCGGTATAGTAGTGATAGGTCTGGTCGCTCATAAAGAGCTTCAGCTGCTGTGAGCGCAGTTTAGCACCAGCAGCGGCTTCGCCAGCCTCTGACCAATAGAAGTCGTTGATAACATCCTCAGCGTTCTCCTTAGATATCGACTCTGTGCTCTCAACGAGGTTGCCCATGTCAGTAGAGATGAGCGCTTTCTGCAGTTCGTTGGTGCCAGCTGCATCAGCATCAAGAATTGTCTTGAAGCCGTTGAACCACTTAGCGGTAGAGGAAGTATCGCTCGCATCATGCTTCGCTGTGAATGAATTCATCAGCATGCCTTCGGCTGCTTTCTTCACCAAGTAGGCGCACACCTGGTTAACGATGGGCACGTTTTTCAGACCGTCGCCTTTGGTGACGTTGCTGCCCCAGATGCTCTGATAGATGGCGTTGGGGTCGATGCCCTTCACCAGGTTGCCGAAGAACGTTTCGAAGACACGAGGATCAACGTTCATCGCTGCGTCTTCAAATTTAGTCTTAGAGTAGTTGCCCAGCTCTGCGCTACCCGACATTTGGCTTACCGTCTCGCGGTAGCGTATGCCTGTGCGAACATTACAGTGTTTAGCCAGAACCTCCATAGCGAGGAACGGCATTATGATGAAGTCCTTACGGTACGTCTGAAACGTCTTTGAGAGTTCAGCCGCACCGTATGTTATATTACCTACTTTAATTGCTCCCATGTTAGATATCTTTTACGAGGTTGAACACATCCTGTGCAGAGAACACCTCTTCGGTGTTGACAGGGTTATTAGTTGTTGTGTCGCCAGCAGAAGCCTTAAGGTTGGCTATCTGTGCGTCTTTCTCTTTGGCAGCATCTTTGGCAGCCTCGAGCTCTTTTTTAGCGTCATCGAGGGCTTTTTTCGCTTCATTGACCGCCTTCTCGTTGGTCTTTTTCTCCTCTTCGCAAGCCTTCAGACGTTCGTCAATGGTTTTCATCTGCTCTTGTGTGAGCGTGATGTTACCCTCGCTGTTCGTCTGGAAGCCATCAGTGGCGTTAAGCAGCGCCCCTACGCTGTTGAAAATTTTGATCATGTCACTATTGTTATTAGTTGCGTGCTGGTTACGGAAGAGGTTCTTGAGCCCTTCACACGTCTTTTGGAGGAAGCTCTGAGTTGGATAGCCGTTACCATCAACAACACCTGAGGTCTGTTGAACCTCTACATCCGACGCCTGTTGTTGCGGTAACGGCGGTATACCTGCATCCTTAAATTGTTCGATATTATATATGTTGGTAAACTTATTGGTGAAATCGTTGGCAGCCTTTTCGGCTGCTTCATCTTCTCTAATCTCGTCAACGAGGCCAAAGTCGAGGGCCTGCTGCGCTGTCAGCCAGTTGCCTTTCTTCATTTGTGCCAGGCACTCGTCTTTTGTTTTGCCGCATTTGTCAGCATACATTTGTGCCAGCACATCGTCGAAGGTTTTAAGTTCTTCGCGTGAAGCCTTTAGCTTAGCGATGTATGCGTCAAGCTGCTCTTTGTTGCTCTGCTCATACTTATCGATGAGCATGCTCACGTTGTGTATGAGGAAGAAAGAGCCCTTGACAATGTCGATGTGTTTACATCCGAGCATAGCAATGGTGCTGATGCTCGCGTTCATGCCAAACGCATGAGCGATGACGTTGCCATGGTCGCGAAATGCCTGGTGTATTTCGAGGCCATCTTTAACATAGCCCCCGAGGCTGCAGAAGCCTACGTGCACCTCTTTGCCTTTATTGTTGTTAAGCACCCAGCGTACGTAGTCGGCGGAGCATCCCTCCCACCAGCTGCCGATAGTGCCTGATATGACGATGTTATACTGCATATTATTAACCTTTTAGCGCAAAGTTAGCCCAGCCCCAGCCCTCAATAAAATACTGCTATACCTTTATATATAAGGGTAGCCCCTTAGATACATAGGTCACTACCACCTCATTTAGCTGGTTGTCTTTTACCTCTGATGGGCAATTTTCGGTCACTGCTATATTCGTATATGGCCTTGTGTTACTACCCAGAAGATACTGGCGCCCGTCTGTCAACGTCACGCGGAATACTAGGCGACGTCGCACAGGTAGCTCGTCAGGTGTCACCATCTTTAACGTTGTGGTGATGACCTCGTTGCGCCCATCAACCTTAGTAGCTGATACCATTGAAGGGTGCGACTTAACATCAATGGGCACCCACGAGACATTAGTTGGCACTCTTGCAGCGCGTAGACCCAATCGCACTAAATCGACGAGTGAAACGACGAATGTGTAGTCGACCTTCTTAACGATATGTATTAGTTTCATGTACTTGTATATTAGTGTATTATCTCATTCGCATCGAACGTTGCCGAACAGAAAGCGGCATCTTGTCCACCATATTTAAAGGTTTTTTAACCTAATATTTTTTATCATGTATGCGGCCGACGCGCCTTAGGTCAATGCCGTGTTTCAGATATGCGTTGCGCATACGCTGGAAGCGCATCTTCAGCGTGTAGTCATAGTCAACATCTATACCGTTAGCCTCACACCAAGCCCTCACAGCCGACAAGAGCGAGCATCTGCACAGGTCAATGTCGGCCAGGTCACGCCACAGTTGTAAGCGGAAGGTATCTTCTATGCACTCGGCTACTGCTTTCTTCGCATGAATAGAAAGGTAGTTGTACGTGATGACAGGCTTTTGCTTGCTGTCAGGTATGCACACCGCTACCTCACCTTCGGCCCTCATTTGCGGTAGCGCCTTAGGTTGGCGTGTCAAGAAATGACGTATGCACGCATTTTCAGCACCTTGCGCTGGAAAGGTGGCAGGGGAGCCGAAGTGGTATCTCACCCACTGTGCGATGAAGGGCTTAAGGTTCAGGTAGACGACGAATTTAGACACTTTATATTATAATTTAGTTACTCCGACAAAAGTAGGGAAAATATACCAATATTCCGACTTAAAAACGGTTGTTTTAACCCTTTTTTGCCTTTTCTCTCTGTTTTCCTCTGTTTTTCTCTTCTTTTCTTCTTGTCTGATATAATTTTGTTAGAAATTTTTGTGATGTGTGACATTTGGGATGTAGCCTCCTAATGTGCTGTGTATCAGCGCTCACAAATTTCACAGAATTTTGTTACAAGTTTGTGATGGCCATCACAAGTTTGTGACAAAAAAACTGTCACAAATCGAAATTAGTTTGTGACAGTTTGTGACATTGTTTGTGACAAGTTTGGAACAGACGATAACCCCTTGATTTACTTTATATTATATTCTTTAAGCAATATCTTATCACAATATCACAAACTTTTGTGACAAAATAAAGAAGAGGGTGTCGGGAGAGCAAATTCAACTATTTTCCACAAAAAAGGCGGCCGACAGGACTAAAATGCCTGGCAGCCGCCAACCCTAAAGATATATAAAGCGAAAATGAATTTAGAATGGTCTGTTGTCTTCTGGATCGAATATTAAAGGCTGTTCGACAGCCTCAGGTGTCTCATCGTCTGGCTCTTCAGGCAGCGAGCGCACATATATCATATCCTTTGTCTTGCGCTCATACTGCGATACCTGCACAGCGCGTTGTATGCGTCCGCCATTGTTTTGCAGCTCTGGTGGGTTAAGGCAGTCGACCCAGGGGCAAAGCTTGCAGAATGACTTTAGCTTAGTGGTGAATGACTGCATGGTGATGCGGTTAACATTAGCATACCTCTGATACTCGGCGAACACCTCGTCACGGGCAAGGTAAGTGTCTAAGTGGTCACTCTCGCGAGAGAAGTAACCACAGGCCCAGTCTTCGAAGTTAGCGCCCATGGTGGCCTTCAGATGGCGCTTCATCATGTTGTTCATGGGCGGTTGTGGTTTAAGACCTGAATCTTTTACTGAGAGATAGAAGCGACAGCACTGCATCCAGAAATTAAGGTCGTTGTTCCACTCCTCCTCGCTGTAGTTGAAAGCATATAACGTCTCGCCAAAATCGTCGCGTATCGTTCGAGTCTCGTGATATCCATTTTCTTCGTTGCGCTCGTGATACCAGTCGGAGAACACCATGTATAGTGAGCGTGCCTTTGAAGACGGGTCGAAATCTTTCGGCACATAGTTAGTAGTGAAGGCCAGCTTCGGTGACTCGCTGAAGGGTATAGTGAATATTCTGTTGTTCTTAGGGTTCACCGTCATATCACTCGTTATGTTGTCGTAGAACAGTCCCAGGTTGAGATACTGGTCGCAGTCGTCGATTAAGACCATATCTGTATATTGTGTCACCGAATCGAAGACATGAGGGTTATCCATTAATTTCGGGTTACGCCCTGACAGCTTCACCGTCTTCATCATAAAGGAAAGAACCTTAAAGAAGAACGATTTACCGCTTCGGCCATTACATTCACCTTCTTCGCCTATTTTGTTGTCCATGGCCAGCGGTGCCCATGCTCGTACAGCATCTTTATATCGATGCAGCATGTAGCCGAATGTGAAAATCTTACTTATGAGGTTCTGTTTCTGCTCGTTAATCTGGTCTAATGTTAGCCCCTCTCCGTCGATACAGAACGGGTACGCCTTAATGTAAGCGTCAGCAGATTCGTGATCTTCTCCGAAGCGTTCCTCGACCTCTTCTCGCCAATAGAGACGAGAGGTGTTAATGAGATAGCAGAAGAACTTGCTATCAGTATTGAGAATATCTATTTTAAGTGGGGCATCATGCCCTTCTCCTTTTTGCTCTATTTTAAACATCTCAGGCAGCAGCTTAAAGCGGTGTGGTATAACATCTTCTTCCCACACAAAGTTGTGGAGGTCTTCATCCCCAGGGTCATATTCTCTCACACCGCTCTCGTTGTTAGATGTCGGTGTGCAGACCTCTATTGTGGTATTCGGAAAGAAGAAGTACTGACTATCTGGCGTGTAATTGACGAAATTCAGGTCTATCTCCTGCAACGACTCAAGGGCTGCTGGTGATAGCTTTGTGGTGTTGAGCACCAGGTTTAAAATTTCTCTATCTTCGTAGCGGTCGACCACCCAACGGCGTATAAATTCTCGAATTTCTTTGACGTTTGTCCGTTTTACAATGTTGCCCTCGATGCGTATAAACTGTGTTGTCGCTGCGTTCTCGTCGTGTAAGGCGTAGAAGCCGTTCAATTGCAAGAAATTATAGAGGCATGCCGTATCAACCTCATACCTATACTTACCGTCTTTCACCATCGTCTTCACCCAGAACTTCGCGGGCATGGCCACTTTAAGCAGGTTGCGAAAGTGTTTCCGCTCGCTGTTAATTTCGAGCCAGTCGCGCAAATCTTTGCGTGGTTTGCCTCTATTGTCTTTGAAGGATAATAGTTTGTCTGGTAGCCAGGCTGTATGAATGTCGATGAAGCGCAGTGCCAGCTCGCGGCCTTTGCGCCTACCTGTCTCGTCGATGTCGGGTATGTTATACAGTACCTCTACATATCGCATAATCTCTTTATACTCCTCGGCCGAGAGTTGGTAAGTCTCGCTGTTGAACCATAGCGGTATGTAGCCCATCGAACGGCAGCATAGGCTGTCGCGCTCACCGCTACAGATGACGGCCTCAGGCAGCTTCTGCTCTTTGTATGGTTTGCCCTCATGCTCAATGGCCCACTCACGCTCTGCATTGTCGTTGAAGTCGCGCCATAGCTTTTTTAGCTCATCGAGGCCGTTGATATAGAAGCGAGGCTTCGCCCCAGCTGGCCAATAGCTAAAGCGGAAGGCCTTATCGCAGTTGTAAGGCTCGTATATCTTGTAGAACTTAACCTCGTCACCTGTCGTCTTATCTCGACTAACGATACACTCGCGCATGAAGATAGGGTAGTGCTCAGAGGCTGTCTTGATGGTCACCTTGCGATCTTTTACATTCGATATCCATTTGACGCTGTGCCAGTGTAGGGCATCAACGTCAGTCTGAGAGACCTTTGGACCGAGCGCTCGTAGCTCAGCCTCAGTAAACGTATCGTTCAGTTCGAATTGTCGTGAGCCATCTTTCTCTTCAGCGGTTGCTGTGCGCTGGCGTATTTCAGGGCGGTTAATGCTTCGGTTGAGTTCGTCACGTATGCCATATTCAGCCGCCAGCTGTAAGATAGCCTCGTTGAAGCGTGATCGGTCAAGCCCCTTCTCGCGCATATAGACATCGATGGCGTTCTCACCACGACCTTCACCGCCGAAGTCAGTAACTTGCCATATTAGGCCATATTTCTTCGAATTATACTGCCTCAATGAGGCTGATGGTGTGCGCTCCTGCCGAATTGCGAAGTGTTTGTTGCGCTGCTGCACGCAGTCCTTCGCTTGCGGATATAATGACAAGATAATGTCTAACCCGCCATTCGTAGCTTGTAATATCTGTTCTACTGTTACCATTTATTTCGCTTTTTATCAGGGTGCAAAGTTATATTTTGCCGCGCGCCTCGCAAAACACGCGAGCGCGCGGCGATAACCACATGTTATTTATGCTTTTCTTTATACGTCACGTAGTTATGACATGCTCTTACGATGATCTCGTTTACCTCTTCATGCATAATCATCGCACCAGCGATACTCGCACTTATACGTTTAAATATACCGTTAATATTAATTTTGTACCCTTTATCTCCACCGTCCCATACGATAAAATATTCTCGGTTCTCCCACATAAGGCCCGCACATAAGTCATCAAACCTTTTACGAAGTTCTTCTTTATCAACCATTGGATGATTGAGCATCGAGATAGGCGTCAACTTTGGAGCGTTGACGATTTGCGCCCGCCCGTCAATGAAGGCAACTGTCTTCGTGAGCTCACCAGTCGCCTTGTATGCCATACCGCTCTCGTCCCAGAAGATGTATTCGTCTATATCGAGGGCTTCATCCTCTACCTCTTTACGCTGGCCGTTAACGGCTAAGCATGCGCCCTCATAGTAATCAACAATACCGAAATATTTAGACAGGCGGTCTTCTTCCATGAGGCCATTTGTATAGTTAACGTATTGGTCAATTTTGATTCTATTCTTTTCCATTTTCGCATTTATTTTGGTTATATTCAACATATCTTTTTAGTTTTTCGCACCAGGCGCCGTTGATGCACTCTCGCTTATTGCTGCACCTCTTGCACCTTAAATTCATTCTCTGAATATCTTTTGCAGATGGTGACTATCTCGTCCCAATAATCTTTATCGCTCATTAAGACGAATAGATGAACCTGTTTATGACCATTTGGGCCTTTGTTTATGACCCTTAGGTCGTACCAGTGTGCTTCGTTCTGCGTTTTGTAGAATAGCCAGTTAAGGGCGTATGGCGACACAGCGAATTCATAGCCATACCAATATTTTTTTATCATATCAATAGTTATTAAGCCTTAATACTCTTATGATGTCGCGGCAGTGCTTCACACCGCACTTCTTCTTAATGCTCATTAGCTGCACCTTCACTGTCTGCGAGTTCTTGCCGAGGCGTTCTGCTATGGTGTTGAAGGTATAGCCTTCTAAATAGAGAGAGGCAATCTCTCGTTCACAGGGTGAGAGGCTCACCATTGTCTTCGGCTTGCAGATCACCCGCTCATACTCGCACATGCCACGTAGAGGGCAGCGCACTTCTTCGAAGTTAAGGATGTCGTGCTCGATGTCTTGCGTTAGCAGGTCATGCTCACCGAAGTTACATCTGACGAAACGCTCTACTATCTTAAACACGTTACGCTTGTAGAGCTTCGCAAGCTCGGCATAGCACTCTGGGAACCTGGTCTTGATGATGTCATGAAGACCATTAACGATGTCGGCGTTGAACTTTGTCAATCGCTTCGACTCCTCGCCTGGTCGCTTGTAATAGACGTTACCGTTAGGCGAGGTGTAGAATTCTAATCTTTCCATTTTATTTCATTATCTTTAGCTTCCAGGCAAGCGATGCGCTCGAGAGTATTGAGGTAATAGCCCTCGCTGCCACTCAGCTTACGCCGGATAGTGTTATAATTCATGTCGTAGGTCACCATCAAGTATGTTAACAGATTAGACTTGTCTTTTTTGCTCAAGGCAGCGTAATATACTTGAAGGTCTATACTATCATTTTTTTTCTCTTTTTCCTTGCACATGTCTAAATTAGTGTCTAATTTTGACGCAAAGATATAACAAATTATTTTATACTCCTACTTATGTCGGATGATTTATCCGACTTTAGTAGGAATTAACTATTTTTAATCATTATGAAGTATCAGAACAGAATTGTCAAGACAGAGCGCGTGAAAGAGCTGCTTAACTTGTATGGTATTAGTCCCTTAACATTCAGTCGTTCACTATGGGGAGAGAAGTCACACAACAGTCTTAACTATTTTGATATACGCCCAGATGTTAAAGTCTCGACCCTTGTTAAAATGGCCGAGATAATCGGCTGTTCTGTTGAAGACATCCTTATAAAGTCGGACGGTACGTCGGACAATCCGACAGTAAACGGGAATAACAACGTTGTTAACAGTAATTACGTTAACACCGACATAGCAGCCCTGAAGGCCGAATTAAATGCTTTAAAATTAGTCCTCGAAGAGAAAAATAAACGTGTCGAAGATTTAATAAAGGCTAACGACACGCTAAATGCAAGGCTCGATATGGTCTTACAATTAGGACATAATAAGGACACCTCGAGAGAGAATAAATAATTTAAACACCTACATGTTATTAGATAATGTGGCAGTTTTATGCGTCCCTATGGGGACGTGTAAAATCCTGCCTCCGCAACTAATAACGACATAGCAAGTTGTAACGCAACGAGTTATGTCGTTTTTTTGTTTTAGGGTGCGACAAATTTGCGACAAAGATAATAAGGAATCAAATATTATTGTTTAGTTTGATAATTAATCGCTTTCATACAATCTACACAGATCGCTTATACAACATTTCATGGTCTGCCTTAGCGACTGTGGTTCCATCACTTCTATCATCGTCCCATAGCTTTGCAACTCCATTATGAAGTCGTAGGTGGGACGAAGCGTAAGTTCGAAGTCGGCATATTCGGTGCAAGAACAAAGCTCTTTCTGCGAGAGATGCAACGGAAGAGAGCGCATGTAGTGTTGGTGTGTACCAAA